CTCGGTCACAACGCCCTTTTCGGGCCAAAGTGACTGCCTTCCTAACCTCTTAATTGAGGTCGGGATGTGTATATGCTATATATACACTTATGTACACGCATGTTGTACATATCGACTTTTGTCGATTATCAGGCTATTTAGCCTGAATCCCAATCACCGTATCCTGGTGGTTGGTCACCGTCCCACACTGGAGGCGGATCGCCCAGGACCGAATTGGTCCCGGATAAGGGAGCGGCAGTTGTCGCCCATACCTGGTTCCTTATTAAGGGACCAGCTAACTGCGTATTCCACGCAGCCTCCTGTCCTTCATTGAACAGGACCGACATGAATTCATGTACGGCATTCTGGTTAGTTATAACCAGATCAGACACATCTTCTGATGTGACTTCATGAGTTCGAACTGAACTCATGGTGGGTCCAACAATGTTGAACCCTTCTACGGATGCTGTCCAGCATCCGGAATGGAAGCGGTGTTCTTCCATTTCGATCTCGTTACAAACGACATCGTATAGGTTCGATGAACCCATATTCCTTGAATGCCAATTCAAGGATCCTGCGTCCTCTAAGTAGGACCAGGCTCGGAGACCATTTGTGATCTCCGATAATCTACCCAAAAAGTAGATCTCTGGGCTCACCATAATGAGCCTAGATTTACGGTCACGATTTGACCGCACCCAGCGCAACAAAGATGCGCCGCGTTTCATATCTCGCGATATGAAAATGATGTCACCTCTGTAGACATCATTCTCCCTTACTCTTATTTCGAGTAGGGGGTCAGACTCAAAGAACATATTGAGCCTATCTACAACTAATGGAAGATTCCTGTTGTAGAGAATCACGTCCAAGAAATCGTGGACGGATAACGACGAAATATCTTTCGCCGGTTCTGGCCTGATTCTCCAGGTCCAGCCCAATGACATCACGTCATGGTGTCTATGTGGTAACACATAGTAAGGGTCTCTACTATCATAGTTGAAACCCGGCCTGCGCCATTGGCGTAGGTAGGAGTCGTATCGATTAACGACCCCTTCTTCTCCTTCTTCGGAGAAGTAACTGGCAAGTTGCCAGTATGGCGTCGAACCTCTTTTCGACGTCAAGTCCGCTTTGACGCGGAGACTTGGTAATAACTTACCAAGGAAAACATATTTGTAATAAACATGTTTAACGACCTTGAAGAAGGTCGTTTCCGGTGGCTCTAGTAAGCCACGGGGTAATGAGCGAAGTAGCTCATTATGTTCCACCGAAGGTGGGACAATAATGGATCTCTTGGGGATCCATTCCCTCAACCTTTCCAAAGTTGGGGTTAGTAGGTGTTGTTTATGAACACCTACTAGGCTTTGTTCTGTATGAACAAACCGGTGAGACCAAAAATGTCTCATCTGCTCTCTCATTCTGTAGAGAGCCTCTGCCGGGTCAATCGCCTTGGCAGATATCACACGTTCTAAGAATGTGTGATCCGGAGTATAAGCTCCGTCCCCGCCAATTTCTTTTGGCAGGTATGGACAAAGAGTTTCTTTGTCCCTTGGTACAACGAGATGTTGTAGCAACTGGGCACGTAACATCAATGATGTAGTGTGCTCAGAAGAGGTACCAATGGTATCCCTTGTCTCCTTACCCATTAAGGAGAATCTTCCAATGTTTGTATTGGAATATATGTCCGTCTCCATTTTGACGGGCAGTAAAAGCCGTAGTCTCGGTACATCTATGTACCTCACGGCTTTTCCACGCCATAACCTATGGCGCGAGGCGTCGGTCTGACGCTGGGGGACCAAACTGGCCTCCTCACAATAGTACATAAGATGTGTACTATCGAAGGTATCGTCTTTCGATACCTTCCAGCCGCCGGATTCGGCGGCGGAGACATAATATGTCTCCATAGTCATCCCTGGCTGGATTACAGCGTAAAGGATGATTATGTCGTCTCCTACCAAGGAGTACGATGCACCCAAAATTTGGGCGCGTTGAGGCAACCGATCTACATAGGTCGGAGCCTGATCTTGCAAAGCTGCAAGATTATACGGTCGTATTACGGCCGTACGGTCGAACAATTTGTTCGTCCCATAGTCTCCCAAGGGAGAACTATATAGCGCCATTCTGGCGTTATAGTCTTGTCCTACAGTAAGGACAAGCTTGGTGAACATGTCACCCATTAGGAACGATCTCATCGTCCTAAACTGGCGGTATTTACCACCAGACACTCTGTAACGAACAGAGCGTGGAGACGTATAACACGTCTTCGCCAACAGCATTAATGCTGTAGGGTGCCTGTCTCCCGACAGGATGGTACGGCTACGCCGCATCAGCTCGGACCACAAGGCCCGAGCAAGCCACCAATTACCAAAATCGGTGGCCTCCTCTAGATCACTAGAGAAGGAGCTGGTATTGAAACCAGCAAA